CCGCGGGATAAGGAGGTGCAGGCTTGGCGACTTCAATTAAAGAGATGATACAGGGGATTGCCATGAAGAATATGCCCAACATAGTGATTGGAGCAGTGACCCAGCTTGCTCCGTTGCGGGTAACCCTGCTGAACGACCTGGCGGTCAATCTGTCAGCATCATCACTGACCATTCCGAAGAGGCTTAAACCACTGGTCCTGGGGAGGCAGTATTATATGCTGTCCTTCGATATGGGTAATTCATGGTACATGCTCGATGAAGCAGATGAGGTGTGAGATGGCTGATACTACATTGATGAACGAAGAGGATATGCTCTCCGAAGAAGAACTGGAGCAGCTGGCGCCGGTTTACAGGACATATGGAATGGACCATGAACACGGCCGGATCCGGGGCATGATTGACGGTGAAGAGGCATGCCGGCAGGCAATCTGGAAGATCCTGTCCACGCGGAGATTTGCCTATTTCCTGTACGACGACCAGTATGGGAGCGATGTATTTAACAAGATCGGGGATGTTGGACTGACTCCGGAATACCTGGACGCAGATATCCCCGCCATGGTAGAGGATGCACTGACCTACGATGCGCGGGTCACCGGAGTGAGGGATTTTACATATGAGAGGGTCGGACAGGACTCGGTTCATGTGGCATTCATTGCAGATACAATCTATGGAGAATTGGAAATGGAGGGTGTGCTGACAAATGGCGACAGTTAGAAATATTGAGGATCTTAAACTGGATGAGATCACCGAGGAAACACTTCTTGAGCAGGCGATTGCCATGGGTGAAGAACTTGGTGTGGATACGAACCAGGGATCTGTTTACCGGGATGCCTGCGATGGGCATGTGACACGCACATCGGATTTCTTCGATGATCTGAGCATGGTCGCAGAGATCATCTCCATCAATACTTGCACAGGGGAAATCTTGGATGAACGGCTGGCAGAACAGGGCATGGCGAGAAATCCTCCCGAGGACACTCCCGCGACCTATTATGTGGAATTTGTCGGCGCCTCGCCGGAGATAGGTGATCTTGTAAGCTGCGATGACCATTTCTTCAACACGGCAAAGGACACCGAAGGCAATTGGGTTATCGTCTCCCAAGAGACCGGCACAGAGATGAATTCCCTTGTGCCCGGCCTGCCGGTCATCCCGGAGCGTGATGTAGACGATATGATCAGCGCCACTCTCGGTTCTCTGGCTATTCCTGCGGTCGATACAGAGGATGATGACTCGGCCCGGGCCAGGTTTCTGGAAAAGATCGCCGGGCCCGCTGAAAACGGGAATGCTTCCCAGATTAAATCATGGTGCGAAGGGATTTCAGGAGTTGGCAGGGCGAGGATCATAAAGCTCTGGGATGGCCCCGGAACCGTGAAGGCAGTCATCACCGCAGTGGACGGGACAGCGCCGTCAGAGGATATTGTTAATCAGGTCCAGGATACCCTCGACCCGGGCGCATCTGGCTTAGGGGAAGGCCTTGTTACGATAGGGTGCTTCTTTACAGCAGTAGCATCGGTGGAAGTACCTATCAGTCTCTCTGTGGAAATAACAAAGACTGCAAACGGTTCTTTCGCTGCCATAAAGGATGATATAGAAGCAGCCTTGAAAGCTTATCTGAAAGGGTTGGCGCTTGCGGCCGCAGACGAGACCACTGTGAGAGTGAATTCTATCGGGTCATTGATCGCGAATGTGTCCGGCGTTGTTGACTACGAAAACCTGCTGGTCAACGGAGGCACAGACAATGTGCCGATCAGCATCTACCAGGTTCCAGTTGCCGGGGAGGTGATAGTGGATGGACGTATTTAACAACCGGGAAATCCCTGGATATGAAGAGCTTGTAAGCTACGGCCCATCCTGGTGGACGGAATACCGGGAAATGGACGCAATCTACCGTTTTGCCGGCTGGACGCTTGACCTGATGGCTCTGTGGCTTGAAAAGATCGTACTGAACCAGTTTCCCATCTACGCAGATGAGGAAACGATAGCTTTGCTGGAAAGGATCCTCGTCCTGGAACCGGAGCCTGGTGACAGCCTCGACGAAAGGCGCAGGACTGTGGCCGCCTATTATCCCGGAAACGGAAAATTCGGGGCATCGACGATCAAGTCGATCATCAAGGCATACTCCGGATGCGATTCGGAAATCTGGTGGGAGGATAACATCCTCCAGATCCGGATCATTCTCAACGAAGATGCGGTATTCTCGGCGCGCAAGATTGAGAACATCGTGCTCCGGAGGATGCCGGCACATGTAGCTACATCTTTCCGTGACCTTCTGGTCATTTTTGTCCTGACAGAAAACATCACCGAACGGGTCACACTCCGCACACCAATCAGCGTGTGGCAGGGGCTTTTGGATGGGAGCAGGCTGCTGGACGGAACATATCTGCTCGACACAGAGTTGCCGATCGAGATTACCTTTGTTCCGAAACTCACATTGGCCAACGAGAACATTTGGGCTTATGCAGCTGCAAACAGGTTTATATCCCGGACACAGGCAGATGAAGACCTGACCCTGACAGATGTTCACAAAGTCGATTCTGTCTGGTGGGATGCAGCCAGGCTCCTCGGAGGCTGGGGAACACTCAACGGAGAGGAGAAGCTTGACGATGCGCTCCCGCCCGACATCAACGTCAATGCCTGGCGATACCCATTGCCCGGCAAAGAAACTGCTGCATTTAACTGGTACGTCCCGGCAGAAGCGGTGCCCCTCACAGGCGCGGTACTGCTGGATGGAAACATTAACCTGAACTCAGGAAGGGAGGAATTGTAAATGGCATCAGGAACTGTAGTAACGACCAGGGCAAAGAAGAAAATGCTTCTTGCCCGCGCAGGGGAACAGGCCCTGCCTAAAATCGTCGGCATGGCTTTCGGGGATGGAGGAGTGAACAGCAGCGGCACAGTGATCCCGCATTCTGCGGACAGCAATGCCCTGCACCACGAGGTGCTCCGTAAGACGGTTGACGGCCATGAGGTCATCAGCGACACGAAAGTCAGGTATCGTTGCACAATTGGCGCCAATGAACTGAGCAACACCTATATCTCCGAATGCGGCATCTATGATGCGGATGGGGATTTCGTGGCGTTGAAAGCCTTCATGCAGAAGGGAAAAGATGCGGATATGGAAGTTATCTTTGAGTGTGACGATACCTTCTGACACCGCTTTCTTTTGCACATAGAATAACGGATATTGTTATTTTTTAACCTTTTTACACAAATCATAGTATTGGAAATATCATACGGGAGGAAATAATGTCGAATTTTGATACTTCCGGGGCATCGTTCAATGCAAACCTGCGGATGCTTGAAACATCGGATCCGTGTCATGCAGATACGTTCAATGCCCTCTTTGCCCAGCTGATCAACAATGATGTTGCCATCCAGAAAGCTGCCGGCGGCTTTGCTGCAGATAAGAATGCTCAGGCAAAATTTCTGCTGGACATGCGCAGAACCGGAAAGAAGTACGGTGTCCATTGGGACGCCTTTGATATCAACCCTTCATCGATCGGGACTAGGCTGTATGACAATGTCGGTAAGGTGTGCGAGCCCTCGACCAATACCGTTCAGGGTAGGAACGATCTCGAAGGGGAGTCGGTCTTTTTTCATCTGGAGGTAAACGGCTATGTCGATGAGGATGGCGAATTCCAGGTTCAGTACATCCGTGGGGTCGACAATGAGTTCTCACGGACAGAGCGCGATGTATGGTGCCTGTTCCTGACACAGTGGATTAAGATCGAGATCACAGCAACAGGAGAAAACCTGATTTTGTCCGACATGGCGCATGAGGGATTTTTCCCGGAGGGAGGTGCAATCAGACCGGACGGTACCATCCGCCCTTATGTAGCTATTGCCAAGTACCAGGATTCTTCAGAGTCTTCTGGAACGCCCAATTCCGTCAGCGGCTTCAACCCGAGTTACAACAACTCACACAACAGCATCATCACAAAGTTCCACAGAAAAGGGAGCCAGTACTGTGGAACAACAGCGCAGGACTGGCAGCGGATGACGAACCTCTTCGATATCGCCTTTGCGACAAGAGACAGCCAGAGCATTATGCGTGGAGCTACTGGGTACTACCTTCAGTATCCCGCGACTGTGGAGGAGGCGGATGTCGAGCGAATCATCATCGCCAAATCTCAGGCGGCAAATCTTTTGGTGGGCTCCCGTGTATCAATTGGAAATGCAACTGCTCTTAACGGAGACCATACCGCTGGCAATATCGACAGAGGACAGGCTGGCATGCATGCGAAAGCCAACAGAGTCCTGATCACGAAGATTGAGGATTATGACGACAATAATGCTGCTGTGTATGTTGACAATGGAAGCACAGCCTTTTCAACTGCAAAAGCTGTCGTCGATAACGTCGATTGCCCGACATACCTGTCGACTATGCCCTGGCACACGGGTGCATGTGATGATGTGCTCGGCAGCTGTGGATCGCCCAGCAGTAACTCCTCCGGCAAGGAACCCTACATTCTGTTTGGAGTGGAGCTGTCGCTTGGTCAGCATGAAGTCTGCTCTAATACGATCATGAACATCATCGATGGCGTTATGCGGCCGTACATTTGTTACGACTGCACAAAGCTGTCCGCAAGCGCACCCACGGCAGATTATGAGGCAGTGGCGTATACGCTTGCCCTGACAGACAATGCCTGGAAGTATATCTCAGTGCTTGGCTTCGACCCGGACAATCCGATGGTGAGACATGGGACAGAAGTGAATGCTACTTCCTCGACCGGATACGCGGATGGCCAGCACACAGGAAGCGTCGATGAAACGACGAACGCGAAGCGTGAGGTTCT